AAACTCGGAAAGTCGTCATGTTTGCCGGGAACGCCGGGATAGTCCCACTGATCGTGTTGGAGCCATAAACATAGAAAGTCGTCATGTTTGCCGGGAACGCCGGGATAGTCCCACTGATCGTGTTGGAGCCATAAACTCGGAAAGTCGTCATGTTTGCCGGGAACGCCGGGATTGTCCCACTGATCGTGTTGGAGCCCAAAACTCGGAAAGTCGTCATGTTTGCCGGGAGATGTTTTACTGAAAACGCCAAACTTGCAGCGTTTGTCCCAGATGTCCAATCGACTATTTTCGTTATATAATTCAACCCGTTTGAAATAGAAAGTTTACAACTCCCTAATGTTACCTTTAGATAAAATACAGAATCTACTCCCGGTATAATTGTTCTACTCGTTCCAGGGCTTGTTGTCCCACCTAAATCATCGTAAAACATTCCGCTATTGTTTAAGGTCATTATCGTTGTAACGCTTGTTGCGAGGGTAAGCGTTGATACTCCCGACCCATCTCCTGTTGACGTTAATGTCCAATCCCAATCACCCACAGACTCGAAAAAGTTCATCTGAACTACCTGACAGTGCGCCGAAAACGCAACAAGCAGAATGATTAATGTTATAACTCTTTTCATTGCTTATGTCCGATTATGATTGCTGAAAAATTTCTCGGAATAGTAGTAATCGTTTTAAATTCGAGCCAGACCATGTTTCCTGCCGGGATTGTGCCGTGATCGAACACTGTTTTTTTTGTGCAAGCTGTTGTAGATGTAATTGCAGACGGGAAAACTATTACCGCCGTTCCCGTGTCTGCTATACTTGTTCCATACCTGATTTCAGGTACAACACTTGCTGAGCCGGCACCGGTGGCAGTATTAATATAAACTACAGCATCAACAACGATCCCTATCGAATATCCAGCAGGGAATTTGATCCCTGTTCGGATCAATGTGCTATCTATGCCTACTCCAAATTGAGGAAATTGGGTGCTTGTGTTAAGATAGTATGATGCCGGGTGTCCTCCTATTGTTCCGCTTTCTCCAAGTGTGCAATAAGCAGAATCTAACGCCTTTTGCATTGTCATTGAATCAGGGACGTTACGGGTGAGTTGATACCATGTATGTGTACTCTTTACATATACTTGCGTAGAGTCCAGCAGTGCTTTTCCGATAGGTGTCGAAAGAGTTGAGACCCTCCAATATGATCCAGTTCTGGCTTCTTGTGAAAACCCGGAAGCAACCAGAAATATTAAAGCGATAAATAAAAATGTCCTTTTCATTATTTGTTGTTTTTAAATTCATACCAACCCTTGAAATTATAAATTGTATCTCCGCTTGTAACGGAAACGGAAAGCCTGATCCACTTGCTTAGCAATTTGTTATCTAAGTAAAATGAATATGAACTAAGTCGCATGGTGTCGCACGCCTCGTAATCCATCCATTTCACGCCGTCGGGAGAAATCTGAGGACGGATTGTGGAAGTTGTCAATACTGAAGTGTCAGCCCATGCAGCACTTAATATCCATGAGTAATTATCTCCACCGATCTCAATAGGATAAGCAGCAGAAGCTACAACCGTATCAGATAAAGGAATGTACTGATAAGCCTGATATTTCCCGGTGATCTGTGAAAAACACAGAATAGGAAAAATCACAAAAAGTAAAATAAATATCTTTTTCATATGTTATAAGTTTACGAGTTGATACTCTTTTTCCCTGACCCAACGGCCTATATGTGCATTATAAGGTTTCAGGTAGGTTTCATCATCATCCGGAGTTGTGTTATCAGTGTCGTATTTATACACGAAATTATCCTGATGACATACAGCCCGGTCACCGTCTGCGTGAGTTGCTAAATTTCTTATAGCAATTCTTGTATCTGAAAATACTGTCATATCATTGTTTTTAAAATATTATTCCTCCGATTATTCTCGTTGTCTCCCTGACTGCCTCCCCTGCTTCGTAAGTAGGATATGTCGAAGCGTTGTCATCCAGATAGTCGAGTGCTTTTCTTAATAAAATGTCTGCGTTTGTTTTAGCCTGTTCTCTCAGGTTCCCGGCCTGTTTATCTGTTACCGCTATCGTTCCTTGAGGCTGAACAACTGCAAATCCCGTATTTGAAATATGTACCATGATTTCGGGGAGCACCACATATTTCACATACCAGGCAAGCGGTTTTTTAAGGTAGTTATCTACAAAAGTTTTATTTACTCCGGTCGGTGTAGCAGCTATCAGTTCTTCATAAAAGGTATCTCCCAGAGCCGGACGTAGAAATCCTTCATGGGCGACTTCTAAATGAGAGTCAAGTATTTTAGCAGGTAGAAAATTCTTGTCGTTAAAAGCAAGAGTAACTACTTCTGTCGTTGTCAGCAAATAGGTCATACTGTTACCTCCACCTTTTTAGCAGATGAAATACTACCAAGAAATCCTTGTTGAACCTCATCGTTTTCATCATATTCTAACCCGTCGGCTTTACGGGCCTCCCAGATGAACATGTAAGCGGGTTTCGAGGTAGCTGGAGGCTTATTGACGATTGAAAGCGTAGAGGCATCAATACCGGCAATCATTTCAAGAATCTTTTTATACCAGCCAAGGAAAATTTCTTGTTCATCAATGATCACGGTATTAAGTGCGATCTCGTACTCGTTTAAAATCCTTTGAGTATCAAACCCGGTATTGTCGGCTATTCCAGAAAGGGATCTGAACCAATTGTGAGCAATGACAAGGTCGCTCGTTGACTGATTGTGAAGTTGAAGCCAGTCACCTTCCCCGCCCTGCTGGATCGGCGTGTACCGGGTTCCTAAATCAGGGTCGGCACCGGGTTTTTCAGCCATTAAAAGTATTTTTCCTGTATTTCCTTCCCCGGTAAATTCCTTTTTAAATTCGGTTTTAAAGTCTTCGTAATCTTTGTCGTCTTTGAACTCTCCTGAAACAACCAGAACACCGGAAGTATTAAAAGAGTTGTCAAGTCTTGAAATATTCCACTTGTCGGTTTTGTAAGCGATAGCAGAGACATTCAATCCGGCTACCCAGTCCATCAATCCGTAATTCTCAAATTCAGGCTCGTATTCTTTTATGTGAATGATTGACCTTTGATAACCGTTAATCTCTTTGAACTCAGGGAAAATCGGAAGGCGTTTTTCGTCTGCCTTTTCGCCCAGGTAATTTGACCAGTTGTGATGTAAAATGATCTCTTTCTTATCATACGAAAGCCTGCATTTCGTTGCGTCCTGTTGATAGATATTTACAAAACTTCTCTTACTATTCGTTACGATTTCCAGGTAAGCATTTCCCTGAGATTTCTTGTCATAGACCAACCGGTGGTTAACTGCTTTAAGGTTCTCGTTTGATGCGTTGCAATGTTCAATCCACCAAGTTAATTGTTTATTTTTCTCATCACAGGTAAAGTTGTTTCCACCGATAAATCTCGATTTTGATTTAAGAATACCCCTGTGAACGGTTGACTTTCGGTTAAGGATTGCAACTGCTTGAGGAAACAGGTTATCCTGACCGAATCGCCAGAATATTTTATTACCTGTAATATTCGATCCTATCGTGATGTAAGGATCAACGGTTGCCGTGTTTACTATTTGAAATATTCTTTGCATCTTAAAAAAGCAGGGCGAGACACCTTCAAAGAATCCCGCCCCCGCCAAATGTTAAATCAATGAAAACTGTTTACTTTATTTCAATTCCCTCGTAACCGATCACCTCAAACAGAAATGCAAGATCCTTCTGTGATAGTTTTTCGTTTAATGTAAACTTTGCACCATCCTTGCGCTCGTAAGGAGGCTGTGATGTCCAAGCCTCCTTCCCTATGTATTCCGGCTTAATGGAATATTTTGGTTTATCTTTTTCCATAATCTTATGTGATAGGAACAGTTCCAGTAAAGAGGCGCATTAACTCATTGTCCTCTGCTTCGAGGGTAAGGGTTACGCCGTTAGCGTCTGTCAGTTTCTTTCCTGTCGTTCCAGCTCCGGACTTCAGGTAAAGCGGGCGGACTTTCAGAAAGTTCTCTGAATAGCCAAGGACCCATTTGTTTCCGTTGTTGTCCTCTGCAATTGCGATTAGCCCGCAGTCGCTATTTGTTGCGATCTCGTCAACCGCAGCACGAAGGGTCGAAGAAAGTTTTGCAAGGAAGAAAACAATTGAGTGAACAATTTTTTTGCACTTGTTCTCAATCGTTACGTCTTCTTTGAGTTCAAAGGAATCCAATTCAAACTGATATTCCTTGAATACTTTCGTGTTGACCATTGTTGCGGCGGAATAGTCCGGGGTAGCGAAGGTGAAACTCGCTACGTCTGCGACAATTGCGAGGTGCAGTTTCTTGACCCCTCCGGACTGGAGGGCGCAAGTCTGTGTATATCCTGTTAATGATGCCATTTCTTTTTGTTTAAAAGGTTAAGCCCCCTTGCGGGGGCATTGATTATGCTTTATAGGCTATTGCCATGAGTTCCGGAAGAATGTAGTTTACACCTAACTCAAATTGAGTTCTTTGGCGGTTTTCATTTACATCAGGATTGAACCAGAAACGGGTTTCACTAAAGTTTGAACTTCCGTTGATGACTAAGCAAAGGTTTTGCGGAGTCGTCAAAAGGATAAAGTCTTTCGGGAATGTCGGTGCAAAATCCGATTCAATCAGTTGATCGATAGACATCGGAATTATAGGTACTCCGTCGATAGTATAACGCTGAACCCCGTCAATAGTGGCATTACGTGCGCTTTCGGTTGTGCCTGATTTCAGGGTATCTTCATAATTGAAAAGAACTGAATCGGTTACATAGAACCTCAGAAGTCCGGATGACTTTAAGCCCCTGAGTTCGGGAGAGGCCAGGCGAAGCAACCTTTGCATGTAGGTTTCTGCTGTGTCTGTCGTGAGTGTATCGGGAAGGTCGATCTTTTTGATGTAGTTCCATTCGGCTGCATAGATCTCGTATGATCCGCTTGTGTTTGCTTTTTCAAGCTGAACAGACCCTGTAAATCCGGATGAATTAAGTTCTGATAAGGCTTTCGATGCCGGATAACTTGCATTTGTTGCAGCGAAACTAAACAGTCGAGTCCCGGATACTCCGGCGGTACGATCCGCTGCCGACCCGTAGGCATAAACAGTACCGGAATCTTCGGCTAAATAAAGAACCGGGTAAGTCGTTTTGTTCCATCCAGCAATTGCAGACTGTTTACTGATATAGGACTGATAAACATCAGAAATTGCATTTTTCAATATACCGTCAATGACATTGTAGTATTTATCAACATCACCGGCGGAGTAAGCTGTTCCGTCTGGATATGTCCCGGCGTTGATATGTACCTTTGCGGTATCACCAAGCCAGAAGTTTGCGAACACGTCTGCTTCAACTGCATTGAAGAATACAGCCTGTTCAGCATTCCACACATCGGTTCCCTGTATGTCATTCTGATTTACCCCGCCCTTGTTTACGATCTGTTCAAGGATCATGTTAGCGTAGTCGTGCTTGTCATAAGCATTCTCAGCTTTAAACTCTGCGAGTGCGAGTTTCTTCTGCAACTTCTCAGCTACCGATCCGCCCTGGAACCCGGTAACGTAAGGCATGAGAACCTTTGCGAGCTTTCCGAAGAAAGTTAGTTTTACGGAGGAAGCCCCCCGCGCGTCGATGACCCGAATACCCATCTCAGTAGGTTTCGTTCCAAAAAATCTCGGACGGATGTTGATATCCATGTTTTCCTGTCCGTGATATTCCGATCCGTTTACTATAAATGCCATTTTATTTTATTTTTAAAGGTTAATAATTACAATGTTTTCAATGCTTCGGCATTAGCCTGAGCTGACTGTTCGTTGGTTTTCAGGTTTCCTTTGTCAAGGAAGGGATCTTCTTTGTCCTTCGTTTTTGTAGGGACACCTTTCAACCTTGCTACTTCGTTTTCAAGAGTTGTGATCTTATTGGTCATTTCGACAATGGTGTTATCCTTTGCCTCGACCTGATCCGTGAGGTCGGTAAGGACAGTTTTAACTTCGTCCATATCTTTAATCACAACCTCGTTTACCGGGGGAGTTTCGGGAGTTTCATTAACCGGCTCGGTAGGTGTTTCTTCCGGTTCTTTTTTCTTTCCTGTTAGTTTATCGGTAAATTCTTTGAACCATGCGAATACTGTTTGCTTGTCTTTCATTTCTTCAGATTTTTGATTTTTGATTTTGTTTAAAGGCATTTCCGGCAAATGGAGTTTTGAGAAAATCTCGGGGTCAACCGAAGCAACTGCTTTCATAGGTTCAAAGATTTCATCAATGAATCCAAGTTCTTTGGCTTCGCTTGCCGTTAGCCATTCTCCACGTCCTTCAAAGCGTTCCATTATTGCCTTTACCTCTTCTTTGCTTTTCCCGGTGCGCTTTGCATAGATGTTAGATATGCTTTCATCAATAGTTTTTAAATCATCCAGGGCAAGACTGATATCATTGTGATTTCCCCAAGCCAGAATACTTGCAGGATGAATAAGGAACAGGGCATTGTCTGACATTTTCCGAACGTCCCCGGCCTGACTTATGATCGTTGCAGCGGAGGCGGTATGACCATGGATGACCGTTGTAACCTTTGCTTTATGTTCAGCCAAAAGGTCATGGATTGAGATTCCATGATTCACGTCGCCGCCGTAAGAATTGATGTTTACAATGATATTCGATGCACGGGATTGCGCAATATCTTTGAGTTGATTCTTTATCGCTTCTTTGGTAACTCCGTCATCAAACCACCCGGTGCCTATTGTCCCTTCAATGTCAATTTCGAGAGTATCGGGAGCTTTATTTGTGATTTTGAAATGCGATTCAGCCATAAAAAAAGCGCTTACAAGTGTAACTATTATCGCTACAAATGTAAACGCATTGATTACGGGATTTTACCTAATCTTTTTAGACAGGATTTTTACCGGGGATTAAAAGAAGGGGGAGAAAAGTTATTGTTTATTCATTTTCTCTAATTCGGAAAGTGTTTTTTTCTGCACTTCGAGAATACATTTGAGGTATTCAATGATTAAATTGATTTTCGAATACCACGTTGCAAGTAATCGGATCATCCAAAATGCCGGGAATGCAATTGCGGCAATGGCTAAAAGCACAAGAATTACGGCTAAACCACTCATAATTTTGATTTTTAAATGATAAGAATAGTTTATTTATTTCTGTATTTCGGACGGGATAGGATATAGTGTTTAGCGTTCCTGGAAGACATACCTTGATCTACAAAATACGCAGTCGATCCCGATAGTGTCCACTTTGATTTTGCTAAATAATTAATAGCGTCAATCGGATTTTTAAATAGTAATGAATTACCACCCTTATCCTTCATCGGATTTTCAGGAGTAAAAGTTATTCCGTTTCCGAAATTTATAAAAATGTTCGCTTCATCTACATTGCTAAGCGCAGACGCTACTTTTGCAAAAGAAGTGATCTCGCAATACTCATAAGTTACTGTATCAATAACCTGGGCGGATAGGTTCATTGAAATAATAAAGAAAAGAATTAAAATTTTTGTTTTCATGGCTCTGATTTTTTACAAAGCTAAATAGAAATCAGTTTATAAAAGTCATTAGTAACTATATTTTCGATTGTTTTCGGTGATTTGGAAAATGTTTCACCGGATTTGTCGAGGGCGTCCAGGTACTTCATGCCTCCTTTTCTAAGGTCAGAAAAGTACCGTTTTATGATAGCGATACGGCATTTGTTCACGTCAAGAACCCTGTGCTTGAAAGCGTAGTCAAGCATTGCCACAGGGTCATCCGGGAACATCGTTAACAGTAGTCTTTTAGTTTCGTTCTGTACGTCAATATCTACCACGTAGCCTCTACTTTTACCCGCTTTACTTTTTCCTGAGTTTCTGAAATATCTGATTCAACAACATACACTCTTTGATCTGATAATGCCTTTGTAATTGATTCACCGACCATGCCACCTGTTGCCATGGTTGAATAACTCCGTGGAATTGGTGAAGGTGAATACCCGCCTGACTGAAACAATCTTGAACCTCCCCTGACTACCCCGCCAAATTCAAAAGGTACGCCGTAGCCGTTCATTGAGTTGAGCCATGAGGCTATTTGCCGGGGTGTCCCCTCTGCACTAACAACATCATTCGATGCCATTGATCGTTTATTTAACACCGCTTCGCCACCTTCGAGTTCTATGTTTGTATCAGGTGAACGGAAAGCTATACCGCCGTCCGCATGGGATCTCCCTTGTAACATTCCACCCTTTGCACCTTCATATTTTGTTGCTGAAATCGTTGCAATCTGAATACCTACTGCAATAGCAGCAAGAGCAGCCATGATGATACCAAGCGGCATCATTGGTTGAGTATTCAAAGCATTCAAGACAGCTAACGCCCCGGAAATTATTGCATTCGTTATTGAAAGTTTCTTATTTCGTTCAAACTGTTCTTTTTCGAGTTGTTTTTTAGCTTTCTCATATTTCTCATCAATAGCCTCCTTGCCCTCTTCGTATTGCTTTTCCGTGATTAAACCCTTTTTCCTTTTCTCAGTCAGTTCCTTTAATTCGGTTTTCTGCATCTTATCCAGCTTGTTCTGCTCTGCTTTGATCTCGAGGTTTATCTTTTGCTGCTGAGCCTGCAGCCACATATTTTGAATGTTCCCTAAAAGGTTTTGTACCTGAGAATATATCTGATCCGCTTCGCCCTCTTGAATACCAAACATTGAAGCGATACCCTGGGTCATGAATCCTGATTTACTTTCGGCTTGTTGTCCCTCCCCGGCTTGACCCTCTAAAGTCTTTACTTGTCCGTAAATAGTTGCTAATTCTGAAAGTATAGAATCTATCTCCTCCCTGGTGATATCACCGATCTTCATTCTTGCCTTTAGTTCTGAATCTAAAAGCTGGTATTTCTTGTTTGCTAATTCGAGGGATAGTTTTAACTCATCCTGAGTTTGTTGTTTATTTTCTTTGTCGGTCAGGGTTCCTTTAGCAGCATAGAACTGTTTTACTACCTGTAATTTTAGATCGTATTCCGACTGGGCAGATTCGACGTTTTTAGTGTAATCTTCAATCGCTGCGTTATCCTTTTTCGTCTTTGAATACTTGTCGTCAATAACAAGCATCTTAGCATTGTGGGCCGTTTCATTAGCTTCAACCGCCTTGTTGGTACCGTCAATAATCGCAATTTTCTGAGACTTTAGTTCTTCGAGTTGCTTCTTCTCCTCGGTCGTTATCCTTCTGCCTTTTTTCTCGAGTCCTTTTATTTCTTCATCAATAGCTGCTTCTTTTTCCGCTGCTTCATTTAAGATGTCGTTTCGGGTGTTCTGGAAGGTATTATTTTCAATAGCTATTTCCTTATCCTTACCCTCTCTCATTACTTCGATCTGCCGTTCAATCAGATCCCGGGAAAGCTTTAAGATGTATTCATTATATTCCCCTATTAAATCGGTACGGGATTTCAGGCTGTCTTGA